ACATGGCTAAAGGTTTCGGCTGTAAATATTTGGTTATAGACCATTTATCAATATTAGTTAGCGGTTTGACTGGATCTTTGAAAGGAAACATATCAGAGAGACAGTTAATTGATTCAGCAATGACTTCATTAAGAACTTTAGTACAAAACTTAGACATTTGTTTATTCGTTGTCTCCCATTTGAAAAGACCAAGTAACGGAGGTAGTCATGAGAATGGATCTAAAGCAAAACTTAGTGAACTTAGGGGATCACATTCTATAGCGCAACTAAGTGATTTTTGTCTATCCCTAAATGTTGACAAAGATAACCCATCTGATTACAGGTCACTAGAAGTTTTAAAGAACAGATTTACTGGTGAAGTAGGTTACGCAGGTACTTTAGCTTACAACAGGGAAACTGGTCGTTTATTAGATGCTGATAAAGACAGTAAATTTTAAGAATAAGGAGTAACTAATGTTAAAAGCAGATGGTTTTGACAAAGCAATCTTAGGGCAAACTTTTGATACAGCAGTCCAAGAAGAAAGACTTATTTACTCTTTAATTAAATGTATTGATGTACTTGTTACTAGGGACAAAATGACACCTGATGAGGCATTTGAATACATGGAATTTAATGTTTTAAACACCTATATCGGAAAATCACAGCCGATATTTTTATTCGATACTCAATATGGAGATGGTATATGTCAAAAGGAGACAACTACAGATCTGTAGATAAAAAGAAATACGATAGCGAATTTGATCGCATCTTTGGAAACAAAAAGAAAAAGAAGAAACCAACAGAAGGATCTTGGGATGCCAATGGTTCACCAGTAGAAGATGTAGCTGAAAGGAGTAACAACTGATGTCAAGAATTGTATTCGACTTGGAATCTAATGGATTACTTGAAGAATTAGATACGATTCATTGTATTGGTTATGTCGATTTAGACTCTAAAGATAAACAAATAGAAGTTTCTACTGATATTGAAGCAGTCTTAAAGTTACTTGAAGATGCTGATGAGATCATTGGGCATAACATTGTTCGATTCGATATCCCTGCTATTCAAAAAGTTTACCCAAAGTTTAAAGTAAAGAAAGCCACAGATACTTTAGTTTTATCACAGCTAGTCAAAGCTAATTTATACAATGATGATTTCAGTAATGTGTCTTTACCTCCTGAGTTTCTCAAAAGAATGTATGGAAGCCACAGCTTAAAAGCATGGGGTATGAGAATGAGTAATCTAAAGGATGATTATTCAGGTGGATGGGAAGAATGTAATGAAGAAATGCTCAAATACTGTAAGCAAGATGTAGCAGTAACCAGAGATTTATATAACTTATTAATGGCTGAGGATTTCAGTAAAGAATCTATAGATCTTGAACATTCACTCAATGAAATCTGCTATCGAATTGGAAACAATGGATGGTATTTTGATGTCGAAGCAGCCAGTAATCTTTATGCAAAGTTAGCTCAAAGAAGAACAACATTAGAATCTGAGTTAACTACTTTATTTCCAAACTGGATTGTAGAAACACCCTTTACACCTAAAGTTAACAATAAGAATCTTGGGTATGTAAAAGGTGAACTATTTATAAAGAAAAAGGAAATCCAATTCAATCCTAACAGCAGGAAACACATCTATAAGTGTCTAAAAGATAAATACGATTGGAAACCTGATAAATGGACTCCTTCTGGTGAAGCTAAGATAGACGAAAGTGTCTTGAGTACACTCCCATATCCTGAAGCAAAGAAACTAGCAGAGATGTTTTTGTTAACTAAAAGAATCTCACAGTTAGCTGAAGGTAATCAAGCATGGCTAAAGTTATGTGGTAAAGATAACTACCTTAAACATACTTTAATAAGTAATGGTGCTGTATCAGGTAGAGCTTGCCATAGATCACCAAATCTTGCTCAAGTACCAAGTGTAAGAGCTAAGTATGGAAAAGAATGTAGATCATTGTTTACTGCCCCAGAAGGATATTCAATTGTTGGCTCAGATTTAGATGCTTTAGAGTTACGTTGTTTAGCTTACTGGTTAGATGATGATAATGAATACTACAGGCAGATACTTGAAGGTGATATCCATAGTTTCAATCAAGAGAGTGCAGGTTTAGAAACTAGAGATCAAGCTAAGACATTTATCTATTCGCTTATCTTTGGTGGCGGTGATTTTCTTATTGGAAAAATCGTAGGTGGTAACTCAAGAGATGGGAAGAAACTTAAAGCAGACTTTGAGAGATCTGTCCCTGCATACAAAAGATTAAAGAATGAGTTAGCTAGAGCTTATAAAGCGAAAGGTTATATCAAGGGACTAGACGGAAGAAAACTCTATGTTCGTAGTGAGCATAAACTTCTTAGCCAATTACTCCAATCTACAGGAGCAATAATTTCAAAGAAATGGGTACAAGAAGTAGATCAATTGATAACAAAAGAAAAGTTAGACGCAAAGATATGTGGTTTTATCCATGACGAAATACAAATAAGAACTTTAAATAAGGATGCAGAATATGTCGGTAACATCTCTCGAAGAATGGCGGAAGAAGCAGGAAATAATTGGGAGATGCAAATCTCCGCAGGATTTACCATTGGAAGCTCTTGGGCTGAAACCCACTAAAGATAAACCTGCTGAATTTAAAGAAGATGTAGAGCAGATCTTATCTTTCTATATTGTTTTAGATAGAGCATGGAGAAAACCTCCAACACTTAAATCTACATTTTCAAGAGAAGGTGCTTTTCATATAGCTATTTGTGCCTCAATGAATTTTATTACCAACTGCATTAATTATGAAGATGATATCTATGGTAATGAATGGTTAATAACTGAAGCAGGTATGAATTTTAAAAAGGAGTTAGACAATGCGTTACGCGACCTTATCGAAAAGTAAACCAACATTATTAATTGATGCTGATTTATACCTATATAGATCTTGTGTCGCCTCAGAAGAAGAAATTTGTTGGTCTGAAGAAGAAGACATTTGGAGTCTATACGCAGATCTTAAAGTAGCTAAACAGATTTTCACAGAACAAATAGATAGCTTTTGTCAAAAGTTAAATACATCAGAAATACTAATGTGTTTGTCTGCACCAGATAACTTTAGAAAAGATGTTTACCCTCTCTACAAATCAGGAAGAAAAAAGACTAGGAAACCACTTGGATATAGAGCATTTGTTGATTGGTGTAAAGAAACTTACCCATATCACGTTGAGCCTAAATGTGAAGCTGATGATGTTATGGGATACATCCAATCATCTAATAAAACACCTACAGTTATCGTGAGTGATGATAAAGATCTAAAGACAATCTCAGGCAAGCTATATAGACCCATGAGTGATGAGTTACTTGAGATTAAACCTAAAGATGCTGATTACAATTGGTTAACTCAATGTTTAGTCGGTGATTCAGTAGATGGTTATAAAGGATGCCCAAGAATAGGAGAAAAGACAGCTATTAAAGTCTTAGGAAATCATCCTACTTGGGACTTAGTAGCCCAAGCATACATCAAAGCAGGATTAACTAAGAAAGATGCTGTAGTTCAATCACAGTTAGCCAGAATACTTAGGCATACCGATTGGGATACAAAGAAAAACAAAATAAAACTATGGAAACCAAAGTGAAACAACAGAAAGAAAGACTATGTGAAATCGTAGGTAAAAAGATGACACCAGAAGGCGATTGGATAGAAGTAAGTTTCTTTACAGGGACAATCTTTGAGTGTGAATGGTATTGGGACTCAAGAGAATGGATTGGATTTAAAGACATGCAAGTAATAAGTAAGGAGAAAAATAATAATGAACAAGAAAGCAACTAAAGAAGATTGGCAGAGACTACAAAAAGAAGTACCTGCATTACCAACTAAAGAAGAATGGGAAGACATAGCTAAACACCACAAAACCTTAGATAACATTAACCCTAGTCATTACAAAATGCCAAACAATATGGAAGCTATAGATATTATGGTAGAAATCTTTGGAAGACCTGCGGTGACTAAATGGGCTGAGATCAATGCCTTCAAATATGTTTTCCGTATGTATAATAAAGGTGCAAGAGTAGACAACATCAAGAAAGCAATATGGAATCTTGAGTTTGCTTTAGGAAAAGATCCTAGAGATAAAGACAATGCCTGATTACATATTCAATCTAAAACAAAAAAAACCAACAACACTTAAAGCCAGAGGAAATAACATAAAAGAAGCAAAGCAAACCATTGTTAAAAGATGCTTTCAGTCATTCAATGGTTTAAGTGCTGAGGATTTCAGTCTTGAGTTAGATCGTGTATTAACTACCAAGAAAGAAAGAAAGAAGTTAGGCAGCACCTAAAATACTTTCAGTACCATCTACCCATATTATTTGAACACCATTATCAGGTACATCTAAACACGTTAATTCAGATATAATATCAACTGGTGATTTAGCATCTATTTTTTTAATAAATACCATTACCTTATCAATAGTATCTTGTGTTGTTTTTGTCCCCTTAATTACTTTTATTGCTTCTTTACTCATATCTCTCTTTCCTTTTTTAGTTGTCATATTCATTAAACCCTAAATTATATTTTTTTGCAAAACCCTGAATTGCTAAATAATCTTTACATGACCAACGCGGTATATTGCCCCAATCATTAGTAATAGCTACCCATATTTCATCTTTATCTAACCTTAAAAACAATTCTTTCTCTATGTCTTTTTCTGAATTGATAACTATGGTATTTCTACTTGATTGAGTAATTTGTGGTTTATCCATTAAAGTAAATAAATCTGATAACATCCACGGATCATATAGCCCATCTTTACAAAGTGTTTCTTTTTTAGCCATTTTCATTCTCCTCACCATAAAAATTATTAACGAAATCATAATAATCAACAGAAATCATAAGCATATACGCATCTTCATATTCAGCGTTGTTTACTTTTACTAGAAGATTATATCCGTCATGTATTTCTGCATCAGAATGACATAAACTCTCTATCTTCAAATCATCTTTACACCATAGAGTTATTTCTTCTGCTGTATCTATATCAAAAGCTGATAAACCTACAGCGTTCTCAATCATTTGTTCTTTTGATATGTTGTATAATTCACCCATCTTTGTTCTCCTCTTTTTTATATGCACATACAACAAAGTTATAACCATTAACATCAGTATCTAAATCTAATAAATCAGTTAAAATATTTAACACATTAACCTTATGAGACTCAGCGTAATCAACTCCAAACCAGACTCCATCTGGAACAACAGTCCACCCTTTTTTTACGAGATCTTTTTTAGTCAACATCTTTATTCTCCCTTGTTATTTGCATTTCTATATTTAAGAAACTTGAGAGCTAGAGATCTACTGGTAAATGTTTCACCAGTAGATATCTGAAACTCTCTTTTGTTTATCTTTTTAATCTGATGACACATACAATCACCAGTTACTACTGACGGCTTGATAGTCAACGCTAGATAGATTTCTACCTTGATTGATTAGGTCGTTGCATAGCTGTATGTTTATGCCGTGTTGTTCACATAGATCTTTTACACTTAAGCACTCTGCCTGCCATTGTTTATATATGTAGACAGAAAAAGCATCGCTAGCCTGTACTCTTGTTGTTGTATTCATTTGTTTATCTCCTTTATTAACAGCATTATCATTAAAAGTAACCATATCAAGCAATATAAAAACCTATAATTGACCTAATACTTTGTGTATTAAATCCCACGCTTTTTTATTGGGATTGATGAAGTCAATATTTTCTCTTAATCCTAAATGATGAATTTTTCTTCTCTTTGATATTGTTGCGTCACGCAAATT